CCAAGAGAAGATGCTTCATAAGTATCATGCCATACCATCATTGGAGATAGATTACCGCCATCAGAATTAACTGCTGGTACAGCATCAAGATTTGTTATTGCAACACTTTTTACACTAGCCATATCTTAACCCTCCTATGCTTCATGACAAGGAATCTGAACAACTTTTTCTTCTTCCATTCTTGAAGCGCCAATGCTCATGCAGTAGTAAACTTGAGTGCTGTAAGATTTATCAGCTCTCTCATCTATTCTTGCAGTAACATCTTTACCAATTGCTAATTTAATAGCATCTTTAGTGAATGCGAAAACGAGTCTATCGTCAGTATTACTTGCATCGAAGCTAAGTCTATTTGACATAATAAATTTGAAACCTAAGAATGAATCAACTTGACCCATCGCTAAAGCTTTAACAGTATTATAATCACTATTCTTAACTTCTGTTGTATTAAGCAAATCACTTATTTGAGTTGCTCCACATACCACATATCGTGCTATGCTTGGATCTACGTCAGCTAAATCCATTTTCTTCTTAGCATCAAGAAGTTTTGCAATTGTTAAACCATCAGATTGGTTTGATGTTGCAAATTTTTGAGTGCTTGGAAGAGCAACAGACGTACCGCCAGTTTCTCCAGAATAGGCAGTTCCGCCTAAAGCTGTAATGATTACATCATCCATGCTACGACCCATTGCTGCTGCTGCAGCTTTTGCGTAGCTCGAAGTAGGATCAATTAACATTCTTACTTTGTCAGCATCATCTATAAGATCTGCCCACTCGTAATCAGCTAATGATACTCTACGTCTAGCGTGTGGTGTATCAATTTGTGGTGTAGACGAATGTCTGGAAGTTCGTACTTGAGCAGCGACAGAGCCGACTTGTTCAAAATACGCATTTTTCCCAGTTATCGTTTCCACATCAACAGCTTCACGCAAACGGCTACCCATTTGTTGTGAAAGCATTTGTACATTAGAACCATACTGCTGTACAAAAGCTGTTGTAATTTGATTAGACATAATGTCCTCCTTTTCAAATTAATGGTTAAAATGTTCGAGAGTTATCTACAAAGTAGGTTCATCTGCATTTTACAACTGTTAGTTGATCTTCTATTCAGATTGTCAAACTGGATGCTTACGCACTACCCAGTTGAAACAGGATGTATCATGTTGTTGAGATCAGCAACTTCTTTCACTGCTGCATCGTGGTTTGGATGTTCTTTAATCCAATACGGATGTTTAAGATCTCCCATGATTTTAGAAACTTCTTTTTGTGCTTCTTGTGGAGTGAGTAAGCCACCCGCACTTTCTTGACCAGCACTAATAGTATCTTCACTAAATTTTTCTGACATTGTTGCCAATGCTTTGATAAAACCTGGATGATTACCAATAGAAGTTCCGTCTTGTAACTTTACTTCTGCCAATTCCTCAGCAAAAAAATTTTTAAATACATCATTCGCTTGATTTAATTTTTTATCATACGCTAAACCAAACTCTTTGCGTAATGATGTTTCATTATTAACACGATTTAATTCTTGATCTTTTTGTGCATTATCTAATGATGTTTGTTCTAAATTTCCATAATAATCTAATACTCCTTGTAATTGTTTTGGTAACAATCCAAGTGTATGTGCGTGGGAAATGAAATCTTTTACAGGTTGATCGTTTGCACCTTCTTGTAAATTATAATTAACATCATATTTATCTGGCGAAGCGGGTACACCTAATTTTGTAAATGTTTCTTTCCAATCATCATCCGTAAAATTGTTTGTTGGTACTGGCATTTTATCTGCACCGACCATTCGTTGTGCATGAATATAACTTTTTGCTAGTTGTCCAGCATCCGTAAAATTTTGTAAGGATGACTCCCCTCGTATATCTTCTGGTAATGAGTCGATAAACGATGGTTCTGTTTGTGTTGTTGGTTGTTCGTTGTTAACTGTTGCAGTCGGTTCAGATTGCACTTCTGGTGCAGTTGTCTGTTCTTCCATTTATTTTTTCTCCGTTGGTAATGGTTTTAACATTGTTTTAATCCACAATGTTACTGCTCGCATTCCTTCTAAGTTTGCAGTCTTATACGGATCTGCATCAAAAGTAGATGTATGTATTCCAGTTCTATTTTCTAAATCTTGTAAAACTGCTGCACCTTCTTTTGTACTAAAAGTAATTTGATAAGCTTGTCGTAATTCTTTTATAACTTCTTCTTGTGTTTTAGCTGGCATTAAGTTCCTTCAATAATGGAGCTGCCTTACCTCCCGCTTCAGCCATTTGCGATGCTCTGTCGAGTTCCGCTTGTTGTGCTTGTGCTTCGGCTTGCTGCTCTCTTATCTCCGCAACCTCTTGATCTGATCGTAATACTTTTCTTGGTACACCAAGTACATCCGTAATATGTTTAACAAGTTTATCTGCATCCAAGTAATCCATTACTGGCAACATTTGTGCTAATGGTGTGATAATTTCTAATGAACGTAGTATTGCTTGTACATCGCCAGTACGTTGCGATCTAGCCAAAGGAGAAACATATTCTATATCTATTGTGCTACCTTGCAAGCTGACTGGCGGTGTTGGTAATAAACCTTTTCTCAACATAATATTAAAACTTCTTGTAATAAGGGGTTGTAACATTTCTGCTTGGAGTCTACCTAATACTGGTGCAAGTAATCTCATTTTTTCTTCGTTACGTTGCATTACTTCGGTGGCTGTCATTCGTACATCTTGCGACATTAATAATTGGTCCACAAAATATGCTTGTCGAATAGCTTGGCGTCTTTGATCTTCTAGGTTTAATCCAACTGGTGTGTTTGCACCAATGTTTAAAGGTTCAATTCTATCTCTTGTACCAGATCTATAATAGTTTAGTCCTCCAGGTTGTGTTCTTACTGGTAAGACAAAACTGTCATCAGGTACAAGTAAAGGTGGGTCAACCATTTTTTGTGCTGCCTTGATGGTTGTTTCAGACATTTTATTAATCATCTTTACATCAGCGAGTGCTGTCATGGATGGCGATCTGCCATATATCTCGGAAGATGATTTTAACCAACGAGGAACAACAAAAGGAAACTCATTAAATCCAGATGTTGAAATTACTTTTTTATCTTCGTGGTCATAGTATATTGATACAAAAGGCATGGACATATTATCCATTTTGTATGGGTTTTGTTTATCATTAGGTTTTACACAATGATGTAATGTTATCTCGTCATACGGATTTTCTTTTGCAATCTCTATTAATCTTTTTGTTAACTTATCGCCAAATCGTTGATAGGCAGCTCTGGCGGTTATTTTAAATTCTCTGTGTACTGTATCAACAACTCCTTTATCATTTTCGGCAACATATATTTCTTTAATGTGTCTTGTTGAAAATCGTAAAAACTTTTGATCATCTTCTTCAATCATCATGCACGAAGTACCAAACGTAACTAGGTCGGTATACAACTCATGTATTTCTTGTTGAAAGTTAGATCTATCTAAAGCAATGTACATAGATTGTGTACACGCTTCTAACCATTCTCTACTTTCTTCATCTTGTGATAATCCTTCATTTTTAAATCGCATACTAAACCATGGAGTAGCAGCATTGGTTAACATCCCATGCAACGAGGAAGATAATAATTCTGCCGCATGAAGTGCAGTACCATCATAAATAAATTCTGTACGTTTATCGCCTTGTGATCTTGATTTATTAACATCAGCTCTACGAGGTAGAACATAGTCAGCTATTTCTTGCCAATGACTTTCCCAGTTTTGACGTTTTGTTTTCAGTTTATCAAACTGATTAGCAATCATTTGTGCATTTTTCATATTACATTCCTAATTTTTCTTTTAATGATTCTTTTCCTTTAGTGAATCCAAATTTCATTATTCCTTGTACATTTCTTTGAGAAGTAAATTTTTTACCTTTTTGTGCTGCATCAAATTTTTTTGTATAATCATCATATGCTGCACCAGATTGTTTGACATCTAATGCTGATTTTCCCGCATCTAATCGCATTAATGTGCCACCTACACCTGGCATTGCTAAAGATAAAGCGCCTACTGCTAATGCTTTTGTTTTATTTTGTGATTCTAACATTTTTTTAGATAATGGTATGGATGTCATTACACCAGTTGGATCGCCACTACCCATTGCACCACCAGAATTACCATACATAATAGCATTAGCATTGCTAATTATTTGGTTGCCTACAATATTTTGAAAACTACCAGTATTAGGATTGTATGTACCAAGACCAGCTTTATCCATATATTTTTTTGTTGCTGCCGATGCTTCATCGCCATACATCCATTGATCATTCCCACTAAGATTAGCTGCATAAGTAGAAGTAGCCGAGTCATTACTAGACCAAGGTGTGCCAGGAGGTGGTGTATTTGGCACAGTTGTTAAACCTAATTCTGTTTTAACTTTTTCTTTAATTTCGTTTGCTATGTTTTGATTTTGATTTTGTTGTTTTTGTTCTCTATCTTTACTAGCTGTACTTGTTGCCGCTGCCATTACCCACCTAATAATGTTGTTTGGTATGTATTGGCTTCACTTGTATCGCCTTCTGTACTTGTTAAAATAGTATCAGTGTATCCTTTTTTCTTTTTTAATAATTTTAATCTTATTGCTTCCTGATCCTCTAACGACATTTCATCTGCTGTTGCTGGTGGCAAAGGCGGAGGAGTTGGTGCTGGCGGTGGAGGTGGTGGCATTTTTGGTTTTAAAAATCCCATTGTATTAGTTCCTTATCTCTAGTGGGTTATAGTTTGTGCCTTCTGCAAATTTTTCTAAACGTCTATTCTCATCAAGATCTAATTCTCTAATAGCAATTGCACACGTTCGCCACGCATCGGCATAATGCGAGGAATGATCATGTACTGGTTTAGAAAAAACTCGTTGTTTGTCTAACCATTTTCTATGATACCACTTCATGGCATCTAAAAAAGGTTTGCAGTTATCTCTGTTAATATATGTTTTTGCTAATAATATTTGACCTGCGTGAACCCCATCTTCTATGGGTAATTTAGGACAAACTTTAATAGGTCGCATCCCCATGGAGTAGGCAAATTCTTTTCTTGTATGTCCTGTGGAGAGCTCTCGTTGTTCTATATCATGCGGAAAAACATAATTCCGAATATTATATTCTTTTTTCTTAATATAATCGGCATAAAAGTCCAGACTTTTATTACTATCATTATAACAATCAACAACAAACAATGCTCGACCTATTTGCTGTGTAAATATAATTGCTGTTTGATCACTGATCCCTAAGTCAAAATAAATATCTACTGGGTAGCCAGGATCATACGGAAAATGACTAATACGTTTGTCATCTTCCATTTTAGAAATTATTTTTCCGTAGATTGCACCTTGTAAATTAGCAGACCAACTGCACTCAAACTCTTGTGCATACTGATCTTCGGTCATTAATTTTCTTGCCGACTCTAATTCTTCTTTTGGTACTAATCCTGTTTCACTTGCTTTGAACGTACAAGTAAACCATTCTGGTAATGACTTTGCTTCTTCAAACAAATCATAAAAACTGTTCATTCCTTGCGGAGTTCCAATAAACAAACAACTTCCAAGACGATCTGCAATAGCGGGTCTGATTACCTCGGCAAACATTCTGCTATCCATTTGTGCATATTCATCACATACAACAAAATCAAAGTATTGACCCCTTGCACTATCTGGATTTTCTGCACCATATAATGTTATTCTTCCCCCAGTAGGAAAGTCGGCACGCAGCTCTGTTTCATTAAACTTCATTCCTGGTACAACTCTGGAAAATTCTTTTAAATAATCCCATGCCACTAATTTTGACTGCACCCTCGTTGGAGAAAAGAATGCGCCACGAAAATTCTTTTTATTACTTGTGAGTGCAAGCTTAATAAGATGATTAATAGAAAATACTGTTTTTCCTCCTCGTCTGTGCATGACACATACAGCGAAACGAAATTTATTTAAAGCATTGTGCAGCTCTCGTTGTTGTGGTCTGGGAGAGTATGCAATCTTAATTGTTTTCATTAGTGTAAAGTTTCTGAAATTTTTAGTGGATGTACTTCGGCAATACCAAGTGCAGCTATGATATATTTAGCTGTGTCCATTGCTTCTGTCTTATCGACAAAGTTTGTTAGCTCGACTTTTAATGTTTTGTTTTCCTCGTCATAAGTTACGAGTGCTTGTATGTTTGAATGCGTCAGTGTCTTTATCTCCCATGTATATATAAAAAAGGATGGACCCCAGTTTGGGTGGTATCGAGGTCGTGGAATGGCTAAAAACAAAGCTTTTCCTGGCAATATCCCTCGTTATAGGTCAATCAACTATTACTCTTTGTTATGTTCCTTAATTAATTGTATTCTTGTCAGTTATTTTGTCAGTTGGTGTGTCATTATCCGAACTTCTTACCCCCTGTGTGGGAACTTCGTCTTTGTCTTGCAAAGACCCATCATCCCAGACAATCTTGATCATTGGTTCTCCAACATTCTCAATAGTTTGTTTATCCCCATAGACTCCAACCAACTTAGATGCCAACCACTTACCAAACCCAACACGTTCACGAAGTAACATAACCTCTTGTGGTGGTGTTTCTTTATTCAATAAATCTCTACATTGATCTATTACAGTCATTGCACCTGTTTTTCTTGCATCCATTATTCTATTAAATAAATCCTTATCTGCATTAGTCCATTTATAAATAGTTGCTAGATTTGGCATATGTTTTGACTCACAAATGCTAGTAAGGGTATTTCCTAACTGTAGTCTTTCGACTATTTCTGACAATAATTTCTCTGATTTCTTCATATTCTTTGTCCTTATATTGTTTTAAATTCCTAATTGCCTTAATTTTTCCTTCTATTGTTGTTGGTCCTTCTGATAATCCACCATGATACCGACATATATACCTACCATTTTTTTGTAGTATTCCCTTACATCTGCACTGTTTCCCATCATATTTACGTTTTGCCATGCAATAGATCTTATAAAGGGGTCTACCTACCATTTTCTTACCTTATTATATAAATGTTAATATTAACTATTGTGTAATATTATATATCTGTTAATACTCTATTATTAATTAAATAAAGGAGTATATATGATTGAATATATTTTAAATTTAGACCCAATTCAAACAATGGGTTTTTTAACTCTTTCAATTGTTTTTTCTTTTTTTGCTACTTTCTTAATTTTTGGACAAAATAAAGAATTAACAGAAGAAGAACAAAAGAAAGAAAGAGAAGTCGCAAGAATATATTTTTCAATTTTAAGTAATGAAGAAAAACAAAAATATCTTGCTAAACATCCAGAACCATTTTTTTTTAAGGATTAAATATGATTAAATTAATTATAAATGATCTTAAAAAAATAAAGAACCATCCTAAAAGTGATGTTTATTTATTAATACTTTCAATAATCCAAGTTGTACTAGCAGTTTTGGTAGTCAACTACATCCACTATTAAACAAGGAGTAAATATGAATCAAGAAGATGCAATTAAATTTTTAAAAACTAAAATAAAAAAAGGCGATACATTATACACTCAATTACGTCATGTTTCTCAATCTGGTATGACTAGACATATTTCAGTTAGACAAATTAAAAACAATTACCCCTTAAATTGGGATTATCAAGTTTCAATTGCCTTAGATTGGAAACTAGTTAATCCAGGAATTAAAGTCGGTGGTTGTGGTATGGATATGGGTTTCCACCTTATTTACACCTTATCAAAAATACTTTTTAACGATGGATATGCCATCAAACAAAACTGGTTATAATTGACACCCTCAAGGGAGATTTGAAAAAATCTCCTTTTGGGGTATTAATTAGAATACCAAATAAAACTTTATAAAGGAGTTTATATGTCTTTAGATAATGATATTACTTGTACTGAACAAGATCTAATAATTAAAGAACTAGAACTAAAAATATTAAATGGCATTAATAAAATTAATACTACAATTTTTGAAATGCAAAAAAATATAAATGAATATGAGGATTTAGGATTTGAAATAAACGATCTTAAATCTTTTGTTAATAACTACCCTTTTCAAATTTCATTTGATGAATTTCACGAATTAAATTGTTGGGGTTCTGATGGTGATGAGGAGTTCTTAAACAAAGAACCATTACCACAAAACACAGTTGAAAAACATTTAAACAAGATTGGTTTTAATGAGGTTCATACTGGTGGAGGTTGTACTGGTTACGAAAAAATTTATCCAAATTACCGAGTTTTATTAACTGATGGCAATGCAGAAAAACCAGTCAAACTTACACAAAAAGTCTGTATTACAATTGATGACAATGATGGAAATCTTATTTACTGTAATCATGATGATACAGAAAAAAATAATACTCATTTATATAACATTATTGTAAATCAAATTGATAAAAGACTTATTGATGATTTAATTTTAACTTTAAAAGGTAAATAATGTCCACTGCATATAAAATATGTTCTGATACTGTAACAATTAGAAAAGTAAGAAACAAATGCAAAAATTTAAATATAAAATCAAATAAAGATATTAAAATAATATCAGATATTGAAGGCAATTGTGTTCATTTTCAAGTTATTACACTAGGAAATAAAAAAACCGATACAATAAAATACTTCGAGAGGTTCAACGTCAATGACCCAACAACAATAATTGAAACACTAACAAAAGCTTTTAATGTTGCCATAGTGTCAGAACACGAATTACCATTTGAAGAATTTAGTAATTATTAAAAAGGAGTAAAAATGACAGTTAATATTAAAACCTTAGTTAATGGTCAAAAAATTAAATTTAATGATCATTGGCATACAATAGGAAATAATTTCATTGATTGTACAAATTTAACTGGAACTGTATGCAAAGAAGGTCAGATAATAGAAATTAAACTAGATACAGACAAATACAAAAAAGATTTGTTTGAATGGGATAATTGCCTTATTTTTAACTTTCCAGATGATGACCACTACAACGATGTTGAAGTAGAAATTAAGGAGTAAAAATGAAAGACAAACTTTTAAAAAATATTTTATCCAATTACACCCTCGGAGATTCCGACACAGACAAAGAGGATAAAAAAGACCTTATAAACGATATAAATAAGGATATTGAAAGACTTACTGAAATCGTTGGTTCATTAATGATTAGTCAATTTAAGAATGACCAAGAACAGTATAGAAAAACAATAAACACAATATTTTATACCTTTTTTAATTAAATAATTAACCCTCTATAATTAATTTTATAGGGGGTTTTCTATTTGTTAATATTATATATTAGTTTATACTTAAATTATGAATACAAAAGACTTAGACAAATTTTTATCTGATAACAATCTGACAAGTGGAGATCTTGCCAGGATTTTATTTAATTCTAGTGAAATGACCGATCGAGTCATTATTTCACGATGGTTAAATGGTGTTGTCAAAATTCCTCGTTGGCTACCCAACAGACTAAAAGCTTTAACTCATAAAGGAAATAAATCAGAATTAGAGTTGTACTTGATAGAACAAAATAAATAACTTCAATTCTATTCTTTTTTTAGCACAATTTTGTCAATCATGTCATTAACTTTTTTATGTTTAGAATGTAGTTGCAACCACAGTCTAATATAAATTATTTCTTCTTCAAACATCTGTTTCACTTTTCGTCTATGATAGCCAAATCTACGACCGATGACAGTCCAAGGATATTTATTAGCTCTAACCCAGATTAATTTTTTCTTTTCTACATCCTCAACGACCGATCGTAATATTTCACTAGCGATCCACCAACGACTGATATCCCTTGATGATGGTACAACTTTATAACTAGCTGCATGATAACTATGTTTATACATTTTCTCTTGTGTATGGTCCATCCAAGCTGTTGTTTTTTGCTTTTTAATAGCACTTGGTAAACGTCTGTCTGTTCTAGCAGCTTCTTCAAACAGATTAATTATATCTTGGGTTGTTATTTCAGGCATTGAAGGTGTTTGGCAATTTGTTCTGCTCGCACCTTATCGTTCCAGTCTGGACTTCTTTGTAGTTTTAACCACTGTTCTGCCAGGTTAGGATCTTCTGTTTTCTTTAATATTCGTTGATAGATTTGTTCATCTGAATTGTATGATGGTCTAGTACCATTGACCACTGCTTTATAATTAGGGTTAAACATTTTTTTAGTTCTATTGATTAGTTTGTCCACATCCTCTTTGTTTACTTTACTAGATTCATTAGTAGATTGTTTGGTAGATTGGTCGGACACTTTTGACCCCCTTTTATGACCAATGTTGTCCTGTGTTAGAACCAATCTTGTCCTCTGTTGATAGTTAATTTTGTAGGATGTTGCACGACCTGGCGATCCTTTTCGTAAAATAACAATGTAATTTTCATTTAATAAACTCTTAATCCCTCTCCTTACTTGTCTTTCAGATAAATTAGTGTCCTCGGACAGTCTTAAGTGGCTAGGAAATAGAGCTTTTGTCTTACTATTTTCTCTATTTAATAAAAAATACATTACTTTTAATGCAGCAGCATTCAGATGTTTATCTGCCATAACATCTTTTAATAAATGCCATCGTTTAAGGAGCATCTATTTTGTCAATGTTAAATGGATTTTTCCCTAAATGGTGCATGACATTGGTATGATGTCTGTCCATAAATCTAGCAATTCTAGCTTGTGAAATATCGGTATTTTTTTTAATTAAATGACAAAAATCCCTTCTCGCTTTTATTAAATGTCGTTCTCGACATGAGGAATTAAATTCTTGTAAACTTATTTGATAATACTTGCAGACTACAACACACCAATCCAACAACCCCCCTTTTACTAAAGCTCTAGGAAATAAATGATCCATGTTGGCTAGTTCTTTCAGTCGTATTTTTTCTTTTTTAGTAAATGTTATTTCAGACATTGTTGCATCCACTTAAAAAATTGAGGGTTATCTCTCATAATTTGTGTAATTCCATGACTCATAGAGTTCACAACAACTTCTTCTTCTGCCGATTTCAGTAAATGGTGGTCATAAATAACATGACATAATTCATGCCAAACCAATAAAAAACTGTACGAATTTCCCTTTTCAATAATATTTTTATCTAAAATAATGGTTTGTTTAGTTCCATCATAACTACCTTCATCATCTGAAATACTAACTAATCCATCTAAACACTGGACAGATATGTCCACTGATCCAACTTTTAGTTTATTGGGTAAAGAAATCGTTTGCTGTAACTTTGCCATTGGTTGCCTTGTAAATTATATCCAAATGGTGTTTTCTTGGAAAAGAAGTACCATTTAGCCATCTTTGAACTAATCTTGATGGGTTTTTTGAGTCTGCAACCTTTAATGTTTTCGCTAATTCCCCTAAAGTTTTAATGTTTTTAAGGGTTTTCCATTCTTGTAAAGTCATATAGCAAATATCTCTACACGAATTAGTTTTATTTGCAAAGTGTAAATATTAAAAAAATAACATATAGAATTAAATGCTAAATAGTATACATTAAATAAATGTTACAATATAACATTATTAATTTACGCAATATTATTAAAAATAGTGGTTTAGAACAAAAACAAATTGCAAGTATGATTGGTGTAAATGTCATACATTTTAACAAGGTTCTTAATGGTAAAGCTGTATTTACATCAAAATTAGCTCATAAATTAGCTAAAATTAGTATCTTTAAAACTAATGTACATGATTTATTATACCCAGATTGTAAAAATTATAATGTTGGAAAAGTGTACAAAGAAGAAGATTTTTTATAATAAAATTTAAAATTAGTTTTTTTTGCTAATTATCTATTGACGAAACTTTGCAATAAATGTTAATTGAGTTCCTATTATGTTCAGGTTAAGTTTATGAATGGTTTTGGTGCTGTTCCACAATATTATTTAAACGCTGGTTTAGATCATTTTTCTGCAAGCCAGGACAACAAGCCGATAGATAATTGGTGGTGGTTGTATGTACT